ATTCTACTAATGTTTTCATTCCTCAATCTCCCAGTAAATTTTAGCTTGTAGGGCATTCTCGTTTACGCCCCCTGCGGTAATCAGGTCGTATTCCATTTCTAACAGTTCGTGAAATTCTTGCGCGTTCATCCACGTAAGTGTTCTTCGAATAGAATTGTCCGCTTCCTCGGCGTTCCAAAAATAGACTAAGCAATGCGCTTCTACCGAAGCCCAGTCTCTAACTCCCTTAATTTCTTGTGGGTGATACCTTATGTCATTGATCACTTCTATGACTGTAGCGTAATCAAAACCACATGCTTGGGGCTTTCCGTTATACAACGCGCCTTTAATCATTGGCTTGCCTCCCTTGAGTATTCAGCACCATCAACTTCTGTGCCGTAGTCCTCGTCTTGCTCCTTTGGAAACAGCTCGTCCGCCGTTATTTTGAGAGTGTCCCAACCAATTCCGTAGTTAGCATCGAAATTGTGGGCTACCCTGCACAGCACTTCAAAAGCTTGCTCATCGGTTAAGTCTGCGCGTACAGACTGAACATCGTCCACGCACCATGTGTCTACTAACTCTTTTCGTTCGTAATTAATTGTTGCCATTGTCTTCCTCCTTCATTTCGTAAGCTTCAACACGACGTTCAAGTTCTCTACGTTCACTTGCTAAGACCTGCACGATAAAAACGCGATTCTCATCATCCACACCCTGCTTAAGAAATTGTCGCTCCCAGTGCTGAAGTGGGCCTATTCGGCTTTTCTTTAGTCGGATGTCGTCATCCATCAGCAGGTCTTCTAACGGCTTTATGTACGCAGCGAACTGTTCTTGGCTTTCCATCGTTGGCGTACCATTCGTGTAGTGGTTAACGCTCTCTATGTCCAGGCCGCTCCAGTACTGCAAATCACCGAGGTAGTTCTTTAAGTATTGCTTTATCTCATCGTTCATGGCCTTCCTCCTTATTCTCATTGATCTCAGAGGCGACTCTATACGGCTTTTGTGTGTACTGCAAGCCTTTTTCTTTAGCTCTTTTCTTCCTAAGCTTTTCCAAAGTTTCTTCTGTGGTTCCACCGCGTATGTATTTCTCTAACCAGATAAACAGAAACATTAGCGAAGACCCTCGTAAAGTTCACCCGAGACATAATCCATCAACCAAGAATGATACGGTAGAGTGAGGAGTCTAAGTCTGGTTCCCATCTTTAAAGAAATGGCTTCAACAGTGATAGCTTCTTTACCATTGCCATAAGCCCCGACATCCGGTTCAGCCCGAGACACCTCGTACTCCACCAGAATGAGATGCTCTTTGTTTTTACCCGCTACGGTTAGGTCTATAAACATAATTTTAGTCTCTTTGTGTATAAGACTTTATTATATGCTCAACTCGTACCTATCAATCAAGCTAATTATGGGTTCTATCTCAAAAGAGGTGGAAAGTGGAGGGAAGGCTAAACCTTTAGCCTGTACTTCAGGTACTTGGTCGCCTGTGTATAAGTAATATTTATCAGGGGCAGAGATAGGAGTAGATCGTATTAAAAGCCAGACCAGAGAATCAGAATGCGCTGACAGAAAGCTTACCTGATGGGGACTTAGCTTTACGCTTTTGGTCTTACAGTTTTTAAGTTCAATGAGGTGAAAGCGGCCGGAAGAATCCGTTACTAATACATCGGGGACTCCAGGCATAGCCCAAGATTCTAACCTAGTCGTTTTCCAAAGGGGCTGATGAGCTGCTATTGCTTTCCTTAGCTGCGACCAAAACCCGCTCTCCGTGGAGTTCTTGGGTTTCTTCTTCGTGGTCAAGAGTGATTCCTCCTCCCACGGGACTAATCTGGCCTTTGAGTTCATTTAGTGCCTTAACAACCTCTTCTTTAGACATTGAATCGATTGTACCATAGCGTACTTCGGACTTATTGATGTATAAATCACCCGCCTGACCCCTACGGTACTCAGCCATTACAGCAGCAGAGTAGTTTTTATCCTCAAAAGCGGCATCACGTATCCTTTGAAGATCTCTAACATGACGTTTGTAGTCGATACCGTACTTACGGTCTAACTCGGCTCTATACTCTCGGATCGCCTTAACTACATGCGGGCAGATAGAGGGCGTAGTCATTTCATACGCACGTTGATGTGCCGAACTAACAGGGAAACCGGCTTCGATAGCTGCGTCTCTCTTAGTTATCTTTCCGTCCTGGCTCACTAAAACCTTAACAAAAAGCTCCTGCTTGCGCGTAAGGTTAGAGTTTTCATTAACCTTCGGGCGGCCTACCGCCTTCTTAGGCTTATTAAGATCCAGGTACTTCGCTGTTTTAAGTGCTTTAGTCATGTGTGGCAATCCTATCAAAGAAAGCTCCCCTTTATATATAGGGAGAAAATAAAAAAAAATAAAAAAAGATTTTTAGGACATATAACGGAATATGCCCCTAAGTTTATAAGTGTAACCAGTGTAACCACCCTGTTACCACTCAAAGCCACGTCCTGCCTGCTCTCCAGCCCTCCGGTTACATAGTTACGCGGTTACGCCGTTTTTATTTAAAAAATAATTAATTTATATTTCTACCCTATATATACAGAGGACTCTTTCATTGTAATATCTGCCCATGAATTCTATGGCGTGTATTGCCCTGGCCATCTACTTTGAAGCCAGGGGAGAAAGCAATCTCGGTCAGTGGGCCGTGGGCCGAGTGGTATTAAACAGAGTTTCTGATCCCAGGTATCCTTCTGACGCTTGTTCGGTTGTGAAGCAGGGGCCGTGGTCCAGGGGCCTCCCTATTCGCCACATGTGCCAATTTTCCTTTTACTGTGACGGACGTCCCGAGAATGTTTTAAATTTGCCCTCGTGGCGTCGGGCGTTGCGTATGGCACGTTTATCCCAGGACTTGGATGTAGTTGGAGGTGCCACGCACTACCACAGTCGAGGTGTTAGTCCTTCCTGGTCCAGGTCGATGCGTGTGACTCGAACTATTGGAAAGCATATTTTTTACGCCACTGAATAACTGGTTTAGTGCCGCTATGTATGCGAGTATATCGTAGCTAGACAAAGAAGTAGAGGACCAAAGATTGAAACAAATTAAGACCCCTGTTTTAGCTACGCATCCCAAAGACGTGGAGCGTGAGAAGATTGCCGAAGACATAAGAAAATATGTAAATCGAGGTGGGACAATAAAAACGTTTCATCACGGAGAGACGGCGTTAAACAATCATTTAACCAGGGTATGGTCAAAGAAGATTTTACATAGCGAAAAACCAAAGAAAAGGTAAGGGCACACCTTTAACGTGTCCAAAACTATTAGGAGTTAGAACCCTATGAGTAAAGAAACAGAAAAAATCGCAATAAATTCATGTATTGAGGCGTTAACCAGGAAGGCTCGTCAAGCGGCGGACGGGGCACAGGCTATGCACTATTCTCAAGCAGCCTTAAACATGGCCCAGGTTAGGGTTGCGCTTGATACTGAACCTCCTTAGAGAGAGGTGTTAAAAAAATCTGCTTTATCTAAAAACTTTCTTTTACCCGGCACTTAGGAGCAGGCTATGCCCGATTTTGATAACACTAATCGCGGCGTTCTTTTCAAGAACGAACGCAAAGAGAAGGACACTCACTCGGATTACAACGGGACCATTAACGTAGGTGGGCAGGAGTTTTGGTTAGACGCCTGGTTAAAGGAAAGCAAGAATGGTAAGAAGTTCTTTAGTTTGTCGGTTAAGGCAAAAGTGTTGGCCCCGGCAAAGAACATCCGCGACAACGTATTGAAGCCTGATGATGATTTTGCCGAGGACGTTCCTTTTTAAATGTCTTCCTCGCGAGTTTGACCTGACGGGTTGTAACGAATGTGCTCTCGTTGCAACTCGTACTCTTCTGCTAATACATTGACGAAACGAGCTAAGGCTTCGTTTAACAACTTTTCGGTTGTAGGGGCGTGGCCCAGCTTTATTGCTTCGCTTAATTTTAACGGGCCATTCATTGTAGACTAAAGTCCTCCCTTTCTACTGTGTTGTACATAACTGGTTAGTTTATTTAAAAGCACCTGCGTATCTTCTA